AGAGCCATAGATAAGAACTCACCTATGTACAACGATTATTTATTTTGGAAGCAAGGATTTAACAAAAAACCAGATAGAGTAAAAAATGTTCAAGCATTAAAAGATAGAACTGATTTGGTAAAAGGTGCTGATGGTGAAAATCTTTTAGTTTATAGGGGTGTTTCAAATGACAAGTGGTCTGACGAGTTTAAAGGTATTGGAAAGACTGGCGATCATTATTATGTCGGAAATGGCATCTATGGAAACGGATCTTATGCAGCGTCAAGAAATATTCATGGAACAAAAGCAATGGTTAAACAAGG